GCCGTACACCCTGGCGTCGCCGTACACCCTGGCGTCGCCGGACACCTCGGCGTTGCCGTACACCTCGGCGTTGCCGTACACCCAGGCGTTGCCGTACACCCTGGCGTCGCCGGACACCCTGGCGTCGCCGTACACCCAGGCGTTGCCGTACACCCAGGCGTTTCCATTTTGGCTTAGGTTTTTCTCGCTTTCCAAAAAACCTCCTAAATCTCCAGCGGAAACACAGCCAAACGAGGAAAGCGCCTTGATGCGATATAAGATGTGTCCAAAAACGATTTTCGTCTCAGAAGTAAGCTCATATTTCTTCATTTCTTCCTTCTCCTATCCCATATATCCCAAATTATCAGCGCCATTGCTACAATAATGCAGGCGTATGCGCCCACGAGCATCCAATCACGCAAGCTGCTTCCCTCCCAACGCCATCAAATAGAACCACTGCTCCTGAGTGAGACGAACCTCCTGCTCGTCCAGAATCTTTGCAATAGAGCCTTCGCCGCATCCGATCTCATGGGCAAGGCCCCTTTGTGAGAGCCGGTGCCGCTCCATAGCTTGCTGGGTGATGCGGCGGATGGTCTCATTCGGCGTCATCGTCACGCCTCCCCATATACCGGATCAGCTCATCAAACGTCATGCCATAGGCCGCCCGGTTCAAGCGGTCCATCAGAAGCTTAGTGTTGCTGGCCTGGCGCTCAAGGTCTTTTATTGTACTTTTCTCATCCATATTCTTTCTCCTTCCTCTTGACAGGCTCGAAAGAACATGGTACATTTGTTCCATCAAGCCTGACTGCCGCTTTCAATCAGGTTTGCTAGCCTCGTCAGATGTTTCCAGCATCTGGCGGGGCATCTTTTATGCTTGCTCCGGGTACGCCCGGTCCACCAGCCGCTTCAGTTCCACGAAATCAATGCTGTGGTCCTGAGCAGCACGCTCCAGGATCAGCTCCTTCAGTTTAGGGCCAGCCCCCTCCAGAGCATCTTCATAGTCCTTAATGTCATAGCCGCTTGTGATCTTCATAATGTTCTCCTTGATTTTTCTGTGCACCCAGACTATAATTAAGGTGCGTAGTCTTTTCTTTCTGCCCTCTCCCGTGTGCCACCACGGGCGGGGGCATCCTCATTTTCCAAGGTCCCCTCCATGTACTGGATGAAAGCAAGGCGTGGGATCTTTACCCGGTTCCCAATCAGTGTTACAGGGAACCCAAGTAGCTCCGGCCTCTTCTTCGCCGCCACTCGGATATAGTGTGGATCACAACCAAGTGGGCCGGCGGCTTCTGATGGAAGAAGGACATCTTTGTTCATGGCTTTGATTTCTGCCAACGTCATAACGTCTCCTTTCTGCCGAAGATGCGGCTACGTTTTAGTTATGATTTGGATTAACTCAAATGCGAGCCAAACGCCGAATACAGACCCTATGATAGAAGAAACGATTGACACCAAAAGGTCGTGAGCAAACAGCCAGTCCCATATGATATCTACAGCATCTATCACAAATACTTTTGCTTTTTCTTTCATCACGAGTCCTTTCTCGTGCCCCGCCCCGTTATGTAACGCAATTCTCCGCCTTTTAACGGCTTTGGATGCCCAATCCTGCGGTTAAAGTAATCTGCCCACATAGACCCTGGAATGACCTTGACTGTACGAGAAGTACCGTCCTTCCAATTCACCATTCGAGCCGTTGTGGGTGGCGCTCCATCAAGGACTACTACTAAGTCATCTGGAAATTCCTTCGAGAAATGTTGTTTCATTTTTTCACCACGCTTAACCCGCGCCGGGAGTGTAGCCGCACTCCCGGCTTTTTTATGCCCCCTGGTCGTCGGCTTGCTTACCCCGTTGCCCCGTGATAGAATGAGATCAGAAAGGGGGTGAGTTTTTGGAATCTGTAAGACTGACAAAGAGTGCCGAGTATTTGCTTTGCGTCCTATATGATTCTTACTTACAACGAGTAAAAAATGGAGAATCATCTAGTCGCGCAAAATCCTTTGGTGGAAGTGGTCAAATTAAAGATAATTTTATTAAGAGCTGGAGTGTTGATGATGTAGATGAGGCGATAAAGGAATTATCAAGGAAGGATATGGTTTCTGCCTTTTTTGCGGATAATTCCGTTTGGAATTGTAGCCTCTCATCAGACGGCATTTCTTACATGGAACATAGATTCGGAGATAAATTTGACCAACTTATGGACCGAATAGCAGCCTTGCGGTCTGCTATATTTATTTAATCAGTTATAATCCAGTCATCCGCCAACAGATCCCCTGCCATGGGCTGCCACCCTCGGCAGGGATTTTTACTAAGTTTTGATTCCAGAACACAGCAATCCGGTGTGTCAGTCGGCAACAGCTTTACGCTTAAATGTGAATATGAGCCATAATCGTCCACCCAACTCTTTCTGGTAATAAACGGCCTTTCAGCCGTCCTTGCTCTAATAGCTTCATGGATATACATTGGTTTTCACCTCCTTTATTCCCGCCCCGTCAGGGGCGGATTATTTTTCCATTTTTATGGAATAGTCCGTTTTATTGTGCTTCTGCGCTGGTATCCTGATTGCAATCCTGAATCTCCAAAATATCCCTGATGGCCTGGATAATCTTCGGAGCATTACGCTTCCCCTTTAAAATCTTATCCATGTACCCGCTGTCTGCAAAAAGCCCCGTCCGGCTTGTGATTTCCTCCTCGAGCCACTTCTGCGTCTTTCCACGCTTTAAAAGCTCCGTCTTTACGCACAAACCAAATGGCGTTAATTTGCATGAATCCACGAAAATACCTCCTTCCGTACTTTTTCTCTTGACGGTACGCCTCAAAGTACTTATAATGTAAGTACCACCAAACAGAACAAGTGCTTTATTGCGTGCCTTATGCTTGTATTATAGTCCGCCGTCGCGTACTTTTCAAGTATTTTTGACGCAAAAGAGTACTTTTGTTTCTTTGCATAAATTCGGAGGTACTTTTATGTGGACTTTGTATGAAAGCATCTTGTCTCTGTGTCAAGAGCATGGAATAAAAGGGGGGAAGATGTGTGTAGATCTTGGGTTAAGCAAAAGTCTGATGACAGATTTAAAATCTGGAAGGAAAAAAGGAATAACTGCAGAAACCGCGCAGAAGATTGCAGACTATTTTTCCGTTTCCGTTGACCGCGTTTTGAATGGCCCGGGCACAAAAAAAGCGCCCACCCAGGAGGGTGAGCGTGAGATTACTTTGGATGACTTCACTTATGCAATGCAGAACGAATATAAGAACTTAACAGACGCCGATAAGCAAATCCTTCTATCAATGGCAAAACAGCTTGATGATGCAAGGAAGAAAAAAAATGGAGAATCTGAATAGCCTATATAAATGGTTAGACCTTGAGGGGGTTTTTGTATTTGATAAGAGACTCCCGTTCAGCAAAAAGGATTCTAAAGCGACCACTCTAAAACTAAAGCCTCCTTATGAAGCTTGGGGAATATTTCTGGACAAGGAACGGTTGAAAACAGAAGCAGAAGAAAAATCTGCTATGCTTCATGAGAGTGGGCACTATGCCACCGGAGCTACCCATGAAGTAAACAGTCCGTTCGATCTCGTTGCAAAGCATGAGTACAAAGCAGACAAATGGGCTATAGAACGGGCGCTTTCAGTGGTTGAACTGGATGATGCTGTAGCAGAAGGTCATACAGAAATTTGGGACCTAGCTGAATATTTTTGTGTTACAGAAGACTTTATGAGAAAAGTTGTATGCTGGTACACTTATGGGAATTTGGCAACGGAACTTTATTTTTAGTGAGTCAAGGATGAATGGTTGTAAAACAGAGAGGAGAACGAAAATGGTATGTCCGAATTGTGGAAAGGAAATTAAACCATCTCGGTTTTGCCCAGAATGTGGAATTGAATTGCATGAGCCGTCATATTCAGAAACCTATGAACAGAGACCAAAGAAACCCATTTTTAAACGTTGGTGGTTTTGGTTGATTGTTTCCGTCATTCTATTAGCAAGCATAGGTTCTAAAGTTGGAGAAGATTCACAACGCTCTATTGACCGTAACGAGGACGATGAGACTCAACAAATTGCCCCACACACAAGAGAAGTTGCTATTGAAAATGATGGAATTATTTACACATCCGTAAAGATGTCTGATTCGTATTTCTCGATACTTAAAAATTCTATTTCAGATCTTGAGTCTGGAACTACTTTACTTGAGACCTACGAGACTTGTGAAGATATGATGCGAGTGCTTTCTGGATTTAGAGATAGGCTTGAAGAAGTAAATGATTCAGCAGTCGAAAATTATGTGGATAAGGCGGATAGCTATATCTCAAACCTGTGGTTAATTGCAAAAGACATTTCCGATTATATAGATGACGGTAAAATGTCTGATTTAAGTGATGCAAAAGAAGGAATCGTCCTCATTCCAACCTATCAGACTAGAGTATTGGATGCTAGGAGCGAATACTTACTTGCTTCTGGATTGACGCAGGATGAAGCAGACTCTCTTTTGACCGAATATATTGACTCAAATTAAAAGGTAAAAGAAATTTCGAGGTCTTATCAATATGAACCATCTCACCCCCGAAAATATCACCTCATGGACCGTAGAGAGAATCAAGTCCCTGGACGATGACTCGTTCTGTGCTGAAGCTCGTGCGTTTCTGATGTACGCCCAGGCGCACCGGAAGGGAATGTCAGAGGAGGGGCTGCGGCATATCATCCAGCAGACTGAGCAGATCAACGAAGAGCTGGACAGGAGAGAGAAGAGGAGGAAGGGGTTCTTTAGGCTTTGGGGGAAATAAAAGCCCCGCCCGAGGTGGCGAGGATGAGAAACTAGAAAGGATAATTGTATGGGAGATAAAAAGACAGCAATCAAGTTGTTTGAAAGTAAGGAAATCAGAACAGCTTGGGATTCTGAAAAAGAGGAATGGTATTTTTCCATTGTCGATACTTGTGCTGTTTTGGCTGAAACCGATAGGCCAAGAAAATACTGGAATGACTTGAAAAAGAAACTTCAAGTTGAAGGTAGTGAACTGTCCGAAAAAATCGGACAGTTGAAAATGCCAGGTGCCGATGGGAAAATGCGGTTGACGGATGTGGCGGATACCACTCAACTACTCCGCCTGATTCAATCCATTCCGTCTCCGAAAGCTGAACCCTTTAAGCAGTGGCTTGCCATGGTAGGTAGCCAACGGTTGGATGAAACCGCTGATCCTGAATTGGCAATTCAAAGGGCCCTTTATAATTACAAGAAAAAGGGGTATTCCGACAAATGGATCACACAACGGCTTAAATCTATTGAATTTCGCAAAGAGCTTACCGATGAGTGGGACCGGGCCGGGATTAAAGACTTAGAGTATGCAATTCTCACCAACGAATTAACAAAAGCATGGGCTGGAATGACTACAGGGGAATATAAAGCATACAAGGGACTGAAAAAGGAAAGCCTCCGAGACAATATGACAAATACTGAATTAGTCCTTAATATGCTTGCGGAAGTATCCACAACCGAAATTTCAAGAGCTACCAACCCACAAGGACTCGAGCCAAGCAAAAAGGTTGCACAACAAGGTGGTGCCATCGCCAAAAACGCCCGGCAAGAACTAGAGGAGAAAACAGGGAAATCTGCAATTTCCAAGCATACAGCAAAAGACATAAAGGAACTTGATAAATAAAAATCCCCACCCGGCGCTACCAACACCGGGCAGGGAAGGGGGGCAGAAGCTATGGTCGGCAATCTGCCCTTCTATTTTACATGATAGGAGGGAAACTGTCAATGAAATGCAGAAAATGCAGGGGAGAAATACCAGATGAAAGCCGGTTCTGTATGCTCTGCGGAGTTGCACAAAATATAAGGCAGAATCCAAAAGGCCGTGGAAATGGTCAGGGCTCCGTGTATCAGCTTCCAAATAAAAAGTGGATCGCCGTAAGGACCATCGGCTATGAGCCCGCAGCAGATGGAACTATGCGGAGGATCACCCGCTCAAAATCTGGATTTAGGACGAAAAAAGAGGCTGTGGAGTATCTGCCATTGGTTGGACGAGAAGACAAAACACGTCCCACCACTTTTATCGAACTCTATGATGCCTGGGAGCCGACCCACCGAGCCGGAAAGTCAACAATGGACTGCTACCGGGCTGCTAAAAAGTATTTCAGGCCCATTTGGCATCAGAAGCTGGCAGACATTACAGTGGATGATCTTCAGGAGTGTTTAGACTCCTGTGGGAAGGGAAAGCGGACTCAGGAAAATATGAAAGCTCTGGCCGGGCTTATCTATAAGTATGCGATCCCGCGCAATATGGCAAAGATCAATATGGGCCAGTATCTGATCGTTGGGGGAGAGGCTGGCTCTGGAAAAGATGCGCTTCCTGAGGCTGCTGTCAGGTCAATAGAGGCTCATATCTCATCAGTCGTAGGTGCGGACTATGTTCTGTGCCAGTGTTATCTAGGATTCCGTCCATCTGAGTTCCTTGCATTGGACGCCATCAACTACAATCGAAAAGAACGTGCATTTATTGGCGGTGCAAAAACAGACGCCGGAAAGGACCGTATCGTCACAGTATCTCCGAAGATCCAGCCTATTGTGGACCGACTTACAAAAGACAAGCTCTCTGGTCCGGTCTTCTGCTCTTCCGATGGTAGCCAAATGAGTATAGCCTCATATCGGTCTCTCTTTTATTCTGTTCTGGATAATTGCGGGATCGACAATCCAATACTAGAGGTCGATGGTGTCAAGAGGAGGAAATACACTCCACACAGCTGCCGCCACACCTTTGCAACGATGATGAAGCGGGTGGCTGGCTCCGATAAGGACAAGCTGGAATTGATGGGCCACACCTCCCCCGAAATGCTCCGACATTATCAAGATGTCTCCTTTGAAGATCTCAGAAAGGTGACTGATGCAATTTAGCCTATTACTAATCTATTGCAGAAAAAAACCCGGAAAGTATTGATATTACTGGATTTTTCTTTGAATGGCATTCAAGAGGTCAGCGGTTCGATCCCGCTTATCTCCACCAAAAAGTGATGGATATTAGCTTAAACAGCTAGTTTCCATCACTTTTTTGCTTTATAAAAATGTTAGAAGTGTTCCAAAAATTTTGTCTATTGCTAATCTATTGCAGAATGAATCCGCCCCCATTTCTGAGGGCGGATCTGTCATCTCACGACATACTGATAATACTTAGCGAGCTTGTCCGGTCCGGCGTCCTTGTCGTCCAGGAACGCTTTCGCCATGTCCACGTAGAAGTCGATATTGCTCCCCACGTTGAACTTTTTGGCGACCTTGACGTAATCGCTGTAGATCATGTTGAGGGCCGCCCAGAACTCCGCAGGGTCGCACTCGATCCCGCGCTGGGCCATGACCTGCTTGGCCTGCTCAAACGACCAGTGAGGCCCCTTTGTGCCGTCCTCATTTTCCATATTGGCGGTCCATTCCTCCGCCATGCGGCGGTCGAAGGGCATGTGCCCGGAAGCGGCTCCATAGCCACTCATTCGCTCTCCACCTCTCCGGTATTCCATTTCGTTCATGCGGTAGTCGTGCTCAAACTCCCTTGGGGTCTTCATTTCACCCTCACCAGAAATGGCGAATCCGATCTTATTCATGGGCCTAGTCATCTCCCGTCTATCAGTATAGGCCGGAGGCATATAGTATGGATAGCCATAGTGGGACTGAGGGCCCGTCATGCGGTCATCCCAGTAGTTGCTCTCCACCCACGTCCCACCATCATTGCGAGGGGCAAAACGGCCATCAGAATATCGACGATATCCCCGGTCCTCCGGCTCCATCATCTCAGAACGAGGCGCATACCGACCGTTGTCATAGTGCTCCCGGCCACGGCGGTCACGGAATTTATCATCAACATCGTAGTTTTCATAGCTGCGTCCATCGTTGTAGCGGCGATTGCTGCCACTGGACATGAGCATCATCCGTGTGGATCGTTTCATCTTGATCCCTCCTTACGCCGTAGGGGCGGGAGCAGCGCCCCCGTCAATGCTGGTGAGGTTGTTGCTGGGGGAGCAGCAGGGAGTGCCCAGCATACGGAACGAGCCGCCGGTGGGGGTGGTCACGACACAGAAAGAGTATTTGGTCCGGGTACGGATGCCGCAGGCGGTGACCTGAGCGCAATTCCGCTTCGTCATGGGATAGAGAGTGGTTCCGGTCCCGATGGTAAAATACACCGGAGCATTGATGGTGGTGGTGTCGGGGATGGCCTGAGCCACGACCACGCAATACTTCTCTCCGTTTTTGTAGGCTCCAGCAGGCAGGTTGATCTCCAGGTTCCCGCCGGTAAAGGCGACCGCCTGAGAAAGCACGAGCCGGTCGCAAAGTCTGCATACAGGTTTACATGCCATGGTCAGCCATCCTCCTTTGTTGCGGCAGCCCGGTTGAATCCAGCACCAGAATTGATTGTCTTGAATATTTCCAAAAACATATCGTCTTTGTCTGATTTAGCGATATTGCAGGCCACCTGAACGGTATCAGCATAAGTCCGCAGCTCTGAAACACTCATTTTCGTTTTATCTAGGCTATAGAGGTGCTCAATGAGTTCTTGTTTTACTTCATCAATAGTGTGCATATAGGTTTACCTCCAAAAAATCAGGGGCGGCAGACACTCAGCCCACCGCCCCGAAGTAGTCACGGCAGAGCCGGAAATTTAATTGCCTCGATTTTGATGCAATTTAGCAGCCACAGCCGCAGCCGTTGTTATAGGCCCCGCAGTAGGGATAAGGGGCGGGCACCTGATAGGCGGGCACGGGCATGGGGTTGATCCGGCGGATCAGCTCAGAGGTCTGGGCATCCAGAGTAGCGGTCAGGTAGCTGTTCTGGTTGGCCTGGGAGGCAGCCAGCTTCAGAGACTGATTCTCCGCCTGGAGGGAATCGATCTTGCTCTGAGTCAGGAAGTCCAGAATGGCGCGGGTGTTGGAGTTGTTATTCTCCAGGATATCGCGGGTGCTGCCCTGGATGGTGTTCTGGATGGCGCAGGTATTGGTCGCCATGTTGTAATTCACACCATCGATGGCCCGCTGGGTCTGGCAGCAGCAATCCTGAGCCTGAGCGGCCATGTTGCACATCTGAGACTGGACACCGTTGAAGCCCTGAAGCAGAGCCACATTGGTGTTGTTGAAGCCGCTGGTGATGCTGTTGTTCAGGGCATAGGTACTATCGCAAATGCCCTGCTGGATAGCAGAGATGCCGCGCTCCACACCGTTGAAGGCAATGGCCTCGTTTACATCTGCGCGGGTGGCGAGGCCCTGGAGTCCGGGATCAGTGCTGGCACCGCCACCACCGAAGCCGCCGAAACCACCGCGGCCCCAGCCGAAGATCATGGCAAAGATGATGATAGCCCACCAGCCGTCACCGCCCCAGAAGCCGCCGTTGTTACAGTTTCCGCCGTTGGAATCGCTGCCCAGCGCATAGCCAGTCGCAAAATCGTTATCCATTGTATATACTCCTTTATCAGTTATTACATCGGGGCCGTACGCTCCCCGGATGTTTCCAAAGAGCGGTTTTTATCAAGACCCGAAAACTGATAAAGAGTGCGCTATTTTATTTCATCGGAAGCCCAAGTTGTCTTGCAATCTCCTCAACTGAGGTCCCTCTCTGCTTTGCCATGTTCTCCGCAGTTTGGCGGAGCTGCTGCGGGTTTTTTCCCTGGATGAGCCGCATAGCCTGGGCGGCCTGTGGGTTTTGCCCGGCCATTTGCTGGAGCATTTGCATAGGATTTCCGCCGTTCCGCGCCATTTGGAGCATGACCATCATGGGATTATTCATCGGAGGCATCATTCTTTTTCCCCGCCTTTCCGCTGGAAACAGGCTTTTTCAGCCGCTCTATCTCGTCTTTCAGATTGTTGATGGTATCTTTCATGTCCATAAATTCATCCAGAGGCGCGAAAGCAGGGGCAACATTCTCCGCCGGCTGTTCCCTTGCCTGCTGCTGGCTGTGGAACTCAAACACATCCGCCGCGCCGGTGTTGGTGTTGAATCGCTTCATGTAGATTACATTGTGAGCGAGGTCGGGGAAAAACATGGGAGCACCCATAAAGTCCACTGGGACCCCCAGCGCCTCCTCTCTGGAGGCCACAGGACGGCAGAAAAAGTTAGGCTGTGTGTTTGTATTCCCAACCGTCTGTGCGGCCTGTACGGGTTGCGGAGAGGGCTGCTGCATAGGCTGGTAGATCTGTGGAGCGGGCGCAAACGGAGTTACTGGGTTGTATCCGCCATAAGCGGGGTATGTATAATTAGGAAATCCGGCCATTGTCCAGCGCCTCCTTCCTCGCTTCTACTTCATCCACGTATTTTTGGAGCCCATAGTCATCCCCCTGGGCCTGATACCACATCACACTCTCGGCGGCACAGTCCGGTCGGATGCCGGCAGCCACCAGCCTTTCTACCGGGGTCATATATCACACGTCCTTTATCGTAAAAATCAGGAGTCCGTGAGGAGGACTGCGACGTGTACAGCCCTTGTTCCCCACGTCCTCCATGGATATATTGTCGCATAAAAAAACCTCCGCTGGGGGACATTCCAGCGGAAGTTTGGTGGTGTTATGTACCTTTTTGGAGGAATCCCAACTTAGTTGCTGTGAACTCCACCTTTTCAAAAATAAACGGAAGATGCCTGTGTAGTGTTTTTCGATCTATTCCACAACAGTCAGCAACGTCAATTTGCGCTTTTCGTTCCAATAAATACATTTTGGCGATATCGGTGTCTTTTGTCCCAAGGTTCGCTTCTTTAATGGATGCCTTCATTTCTGATGTAGTCAATTCCTCCAGTTTTCCAGGGAAGCGAACTATGGCCCTTGACACCTCTACTCACGTCCTTATTACTTATTTGCAGCCGCCATCATAGCAGCCTCCAGTCGAGTACACAAACCCATGGGCCTGGACCCATCTGTAACGCCAGCCTTAACCACTCTTTCCAGCCCTTCAATTTCCCACTGCTGGGTCGGTTTCTTCTTGGCCTGTCTGGACATCCAGTTTTCCATCATTGCATCAAACTGATCCTGAGTCATATCATCATCCTCCTGATATTCGGGGCGATATGCGCCCACAATGAATTTCTTGTGTCTCCGGCGGCGCAGTACCGCACCTCCGTTGTCCTCACTGGCACTTCCGGTGTTGCCATCAATGGTGGTGATGTAGGTCCCGTCCCAGCTCTCGCAGATGCCAACATGTCCGGCGGAGCTTCTGCCGGAGAAGTTGAAGAACACGATGTCTCCCGGCCGGTAGTCAGTCACCGCCTGCTTCTTGTGGAAGGACATCAGCGTGGGGCAGTAGGCGGTCTTATCTCCGCCATAGTACAGGTCAGAGGCCCCAGCCTCCCGAAACACCCACCAGACGAACACGGCGCACCAGGGGTGTTTGCCATCGGATACCTCCCTGCCATAGTAGGCAGTGTTGTATTTCACATTATCACTTTTGGCAGGGGATTCTTTGGTCCCGATCTGCGACCGGGCGATCTCCAGAATATCATTTGCTGTCGGCATTTTCTCCCTCCTCAGTGGGAAGCTGGTAATAGTTTGTGATGGTCGTAGGGCTATCTTCCGTTCCATCTGTCAACACATCCTGCACCTTCTGGGACTGGGTCCCAAAATAGAAGGCAATGACCACCGCATAGACGGTCATGAAGTCCTGGGCGATCTGTCCGGTGACGGCCAGATAGGCGAACACACCGGTCAAGACCAGCGTGACCACGGACTTGACGGACATCAGGGCAGCTAAACGCTTCAAAATAGATTCAGGCATCTTTTTCATCCTTTCTGGCCTTATCGGGCCAATTATTATTCTTGCTCAGATTCTCCACCAGTGATTTGATGGCATAAGCCAGGACCACTCCAATGATCTCTGTGAGAGCTACCTGGGACAGGCTCTCAGCGATCTCTGTCCGGCCCAGGTAGGCCAGCAGATAGGAGCACCACACCCAGGCGCAGCCATTGCACAGGCACAGCCAGACGATGGCCTTCATGGTCTCTGTGCGCCCCCTTCTGGACCGGTGGGCGGACAGCCACCACAGCCCCAGACAGAACACGCAGGCCAGCGAGAACGCCGCTACAACGGCCAGGATCATCTGCGTGCTCATAGGCCGATCCTTCCCAGCAGGAAAGAAATCACTGCGGCCAATACAGCCCAGATTGCCTTATCCTTGATGGAATCCCATCTCTTCTTTGGGGCCGCTTGTTCTGCCTCCTGCCAAGCGATCAGCTTGTCCAGCTTTCCCATGATGTTCTCGTACTGCTCGTTCCTGGCTGCTTCTGCTTTTTCCAGGTCTCTTATTCGGTCAAACAGCTTATTGTGGGTATCTCTTGCCTGCTCCTGCATTTTCTCCATCTGCCGCTCCAGCATGTTTGCCTTTTGGAGTCCCAGGCAGTCTCTTTGTGGGTCAATCAAGCATTTATCATCCATCAGGTAAGTATTGACCTCCATTTCGACAAAATTTTTGCTCTCCTCTTGCGGGCCCTCTTTTGATGTGCTATACTGGCGTTGCATCCGGCTCCCAATTCAGAAAAGGTTACCCCCTTTTTCGACAATCGGATGCGTCCCCCCTGTATTCTTACCCATACAGGGGGGATTTTTTATACCCTTTCCCACGCCTGCGGGTAATCTGTTGGACTATGTACGGTGTTGTCCGTCAGGCATCGATATACTACGCCGCCGTCCACGCAGCACTCCCCAGTCATGTACATGCCGCTGGTGCCGTTGGGGGCCTGATAGGGCTTTGCTCTGGCGGGGTCTTTCGTGTGGCAGATAGACCACAGGGCAGGGAGGTCCGCCGGCCTCTGGTCAGGCCATGTGGAGGCGTTGTAGGGCTGGAGGAGCTTGTACACCTGCTCGCCGTCCCTCACCGGGGCCCCGATGGGCCACAGACTATAGTCCTTTTCCGAGTCAAAATTGGGGGTCTTGCTCTCCTCAGCAATGATGGCTGTGCCGTCAAGATCGGTGGCTCGGCTTCGCAGGTCAAGGGCGTCTGCCGCACCCTGGGACCTCATTATGCTGAGGACCAAATCTTTGGTTGTCATGCGCTCTGCACCCCCTCCTGGTACGCCGCCGCCATGCTGTCCCATACTGCGGCGACCTCCTGCTTGTCTGCTTTGTTTTTCTCTACATCCTCCAGACGGCTCTCTGGGGTGACCTCGGCCTCTTTCGCCGCCCTCAGATAGACCTCAAGGTTGCCCTCGATATCCTCCTGGGAGATGGTGGGCTGTTCCAGGTGATACTCATCGTACTCCCAGCCCGTGATGGTGGTCTCGTCCAACTCTTCATGGTATTCTTCGACATTCTCATAGAACCGCACCAGACACCAGCCTGGCTTATTGGGCATGGCCTCCACAGAGAACGTGCCGGGGTTGTTATCGCCTCTTACTCTCATGATTTCACCTCCCGGAATTGGAGACGGGTTCCGATGCTGACGCCCGAGCTCGACGAGGAGTTGCCGGCATGGAAGCAAAAGAGCCCGGCAGCCGAGCTATTGCCCCGGCTACCCCCGACCATGAGCACCTTCCACGCGGAGCTCGAGTTCATGGAATCCGGGATGTAGGTAGTCTCGCTTCCCCCTGGCTCCCTGGGCAGATAGGCCCACGGAAGATTCGTGGATATGCCTAAGGTTTTGGTCGAGCCGGAGCCTCCCAAAGGGACTCCAGCAACGGTATAGTTGGTGGTGGTGTCATCGGCATACTTGGTAGGATCGGTACAGATGACGGGGGCATAGTTATTGAAGTTGATTCCATCGACCCACTCCCAGACATTCCCCCACGGGTTCTCAATTCCACGGTACTGCACCGCACTATTATCACCCGAGTTTGCTCTTCCGGTGTGGTAGACCATGGCGTCAGTCTCGCCGGTTTTATGGGCGGCTGTGTCGTTGACGATCCCCGGACCTATCTTCTTTTGACTATCCCAATCGGCGTATTCGACCAGATACAACAAATCATAAGCGCACCATGCGGCGATGTCACGGAGCTGGAAGCCGGAGGCCATGTTTCTGGCGCGATCCCGGAATTCGCTTCTTGTTTTGCTCACACTCTGGGTCTTACCGGAATAGCTGGCAAGAATAGGCCCCATTGTACCTGACGATGCTTCACCGGCCTCATACCTCCCCAAATAATTATCACCGCTCCCCGGATGCAAAGAAAGTCCGTCTACTGGCCCATCCGCAACGTAATATCGGAATATGCTTCCTACCCTTTCGATTTTGTAGTAAAACTCCGGGATTTTTACCATTACGGGCAAATTAATGTTCGTCCTTGTAAATCCAGGGTCACCTTTCTTGGCTGAAACTCGTCCGGTTTCATTATTTAAGGTATATTCCTCCATCCCCATCCACGGCATATAGCTGTCGAATGGTGAGGAGCCTGATCCTGTCCCAACTGCGGGTACGGGCTCGGTTGTGATGTCCACAGTGACCAGCTTGTTGGGATCGTTGGCTTTGGTCAGACGGGTCAGGGCGGTGGATGGGTTGGAGCTGTCCCAGGAGACGCCGAAGACGGAGGTGAGGGATTCGACACGGACATAATATCCTTGGGCGGAGCTGGTGTAATTGCTTCCTGCGCTAATATGGACATAAAATACTGTGGAATTCGCTGCTAATTTATTGGTGCTTTTAAGCGCACTTATCGTAATGGTGCCAGAATCAACATCAACATTTGTACTTATGTACTCTTTGCTTTGCTGCGACTCGATAAAAAATGTTGTTGATTCAGCGTTAGTCTGCACCGATACAATAGCCGTTTTATTGTTTGCTCCTAATACAAGCGGGGAACTTGGACTTGACCTTGGAGAAAATGAAACTACAAGAGGTGCCCTCCCAATCGTCCACGTCGCGTTTTTTGTCTCCGTAGTCCCATCCCACCACTGGTAGCCGGGCTTAGGAGTAAATGTTGCGGTGTAAGTCCCTGCATTGGTGCCTTTGACACTCCCTCCAATGGTCAGCTGATCCGGGTCGTAGTTGTTCCATGATACTGTTTGCAACGTATATGGTTTGTATGTCAGGCTTCCGCTCTGTGTTGGAACCACCGGAATGATAATCGCAAACTGCACCGCCACGCTCAGAGAGGCGCTGGCCGCCGTGTAGTTTGTTCCCTCGCTGGCCGATACCTGGATGGCCGTGTTGCCGGTCTCAACGCCTGTTACTGTCAGGATGGTCCCCTCCAGGGATGCTGTAGCTACGCCGGAGTTATCAGACTGTGCGGACAGAGTCCCGTCCCCCGTGTAGGTGACAGCCACCACCTGAGATGTGGTGGAGGTATCCAGGCTCACAGATGTCGGGTCAAACGTAATGCTGGGGGTGGCCTTAGCAATAGACCACTGGATATCCTTCTCCTCCGTGCCCCCGTCCGCCCACTTGTACTGCTCTGTTGGGGTGACCACCGCTGTATAGCTCCCAGCATTCGTGCCGGACGTGTCGCCGGATAGGACCATCTTGTCTGCATCGTATCCCGTCAGGGTGGGGCTCTGGGCTTGTCCATTGTATGTAAGGCTCCCGGATACCGTGGGCACAGAGATGGTCCCACGCTCCACAGTGATGGCCTGCACAGCGGTCTTTGTTACCCCAGCCTCGGTGTAGATGATCTCCACCTCACTCGTCCCCTCGGGCAGTGCTCCGCTGGGAGAGTAGGTCCAGCCGGTGGCCGTCAGGGTGGCCCCGTTGGAGTACGACGCCGTGACCACCATCCCCGCCGGGTCAAAGACCTCTCCGGGGAGATATGTGATATTGTCAGGCGGTGTGGTGATGGCAATGCTCTTCAGCTTGATACCACCGCCTGCGCCGCCGCCAGTCATGTTAAATACCATCTTGTTCCTCCACTCTAAGGATGTTTACAACAAGGTCCGCTTCGGGTGTCTCCGTACACACAAATGTCATTTGTCCGCTTGTCTCCACATCCTTCGCCCTCACAATAGCTGTAGCATAAGCCATATATGATTCTTCAGCCGGACATACGATGTAGGAATAGGCGCCCGTTAAAATCTTATCATGGCTCACCGTTTGCTCGTTTTCGGCCCATCCAGATTCCGTAAGGGTCACCGAAAACGCCTCCGCTTTCGGCCCCGGCTCTCCTTGTGGGCCCTGTTCTCCTCTGGGCCCTTCTGGACCAATGGGCCCCTGAGCTCCAGCAGGCCCTTCAGGTCCTTGCTCTCCTTGATCTCCCTGCGGCCCCTGGTCGCCTGTGTCTCCCTTTGGCCCTTTTAGCCCTTCAAGCTGCTCAGGGGTAAAATCGTCATAAGTAAACGGGTCTCCTTTGTCTCCCTTCTCGCCGGGAGGACCCTGCTCTCCTGCTGGACCCTGGATGCCTTGCTGGCCTCGTGGCCCCTCTGGGCCCACATCTCCTTTTGGACCTGTCTCCCCAGGCTCTCCTCTATCGCCTTTAGGGCCCTGCTCGCCCTGCGGACCGGCGGGGCCTGTATCTCCTTTCGGACCGACTGCTCCTTGTTCCCCGGGCTCTCCCTTTGGGCCTTGATCTCCCTTCGGGCCCTGCGGTCCCGCTGGCCCTTGGAGCTTGCCGATGCTCTTCCAGTTCATCAGGTCTTCCGACCAGATGTAGATCGTGTTGTCATCTTCCGAGCCCACGGCATAAGCGTCTCCGGGTTCGCCAATGGGGTGGGATGATTTCAGCTCCTCCAGTGTATCAAAGCGGTCTCTTACCACAAATGAGGTCCCGTCTATTCCGGCGGGTCCCTGCGGGCCAGGTTCTCCCTGGTCTCCTTTAGGTCCTTGCTTTCCCTGCTCGCCCTGGTCGCCTTTCGGGCCCTGGGGCCCTTCCGGTCCACGCTCTCCCGGAGGTCCCTGCTCGCCGGCTGGGCCTTGTTCGCCGGTATCTCCCTTAGGCCCTTGTAGGCCAACTGGCCCCTCTGGTCCTTGCGGTCCGGTCGGTCCCGGGTCCCCCTTTGGTCCAGCAGGTCCCTCTGGTCCCGGGTCGCCCTTCTCGCCCTTTTCTCCTGCCGGTATTTTGAGCTCGTCTGATGTTTTATTCCCGGACAGCTCCACGCCGTTAATGCTGGGCTTGTTTTTCAGCTTGTCGTAATCCGTGGTCCCAACAGTTCCACCATCCGTGGGGAGGGGGATGTCAGACTCCTTGTACTCCATATCATCGGGGTCCCAGATCAGCCAGTATCCATTCTCGCCGGGTTGGGGCGGATTGTTGTTGATGCTGGTGAGCCTGTCCTCCATTTGCTCAAATTCAGAGGGCAGGGGAGGGGGGAAGGCGTCTGTGGCGTTGATGGAGTTATGCACATGGGATAGAAAAATATTGCTGTGCCGGACCTGATCTCCCAATGTCCCACGCACCTGCATCTCGTAGACCCCATCATCCGCCAACATGGAGGAGGTGAGGAGGGCATAGTAGACGTTATCTCTGCGGTTGAGCTGGATGATGTTTTTCTCTCCATCTTTTGCCACATCGACCTTCAGGTCCCAGTCCTCTGGAAGATCTGTGCTGATCTCCAGGGTAACGGCATTGTTGTCCCCCTCAAACCCCAACGAAAAATCCGCCGGGACACAAATATGCCAGTCCTGCATATAGAGCACAGCGATCACCTCCATCAAATCTTGCCTAGTTTCGTGTCTATCTCTTCACCGCTGTATTTGAGCATGTAATAGCCAGAGGGAGCCGCGGCCAGAGCATTGACTCCCGCACTGGCGATCTGCCCCCGCAGCTGCTCCACTTCCGCCCTGAGCTGTGCCACCTGGGCATTCAGTTCGTCTATCGTTGCCATGTCTACTCTCCTATACGATAAGCCGTCTGCCGTACTTGTCCAGCAGCATCAGGCCGTTTTTGTCCTTGAGCTGGCCGTCCTGGACCGGAGTCGTAACGCCGTAATACAGGATGATGCAGCCATCCGCGCCAGCTCCACCTTTTCCACCGGCTCCGCCTTTTCTAACAGCGGCACCGCCAGCATTATTGTTGATTGCAAAATCAGTTCTAGTTTCAATTGTGATGTTATAGACGTAATACTGCGCTGAGACATTTGAAGATGCAGAGCTATCTCCTCCGGCCCCGCCGCCTCCTCCGGCACCAGAACCAGAGCATCCATAGACGGATGCATCAGCCCCATCCGCACCGTCTCCACCCGTTCCACCATTGTTTGGGTACACAAATGCGTTTATGTATCCTGTTGTGATGCTTAAGCGCACACTTCCGACTTCTGCATCACCCCCAGGAGTTCCGAGATTGTTGCCGGAGTTTCCTCCAGCCCCGCCTCCGCCGGCGGCTCCAAGAGAGAAATTCGCGGTAGCATCAATGTCCATAGATATATTTGAGCGGCGTTGTGTATCAGAATCGCTTCTGGTTGCCGAGCCCGAAGGTTCCTGTTTCCCTCCTGACACGCCGCCAACACTCTCGCCATCAGCACCCGAGCCGCCCTTTCCGCCGTCTGCTCCGCTGTCACCGCTCTTAGCGTATGTGATGCCACTTATGATGTCCGTATAGCCAGCAGAGCTCGTGCTGCCACTGTTCGATGAATAACTTCCGAAGGTAGTTGCCCCACCGAGGGCTCCATTTGAGGTTCCTTTAGACCCACAACTGTACGAGATTCGAGAACCATTGCTGGGGCTGAAGGTCACCTCATACACCTTTCCCGGTGTTCCGGCGGCACCTCCCGCCCCTCCGTTCCCGGGCGTTCCTGCTCCTCTGTTGCTCACATTGCTGGAGTCGTTTGCTGAGGTGGTTGGGGCAGTCAGGTTGATCCTAGTTGTCTTGATCTCGTCACCCTCCCAGGTCTCGGTCGAATCTCCACCTGGGCTCCCATCAAACCCAGCACCACCCGCGCCAATCAATACAGCTCTTACCGAGGTAGTTCCTTCCGGGACGGTCCAGGTCCCGCTTCCGGTCAAAACCACATGATATTCGTAAGATTCACTCCCTTCCTGCCTGATGGGGGTAAATCCGACTAGAAGCGTGGACTGAGACTTTAGCTTGTTTGACATTGTGATTTCTTCTGTCTTGATGCATGCGCTCACATTTGTTTTATCAAATGGGTGATACGTTGTCAGAAGCTCCCCAGGGTTCTCCAAATTGTAGACAAGGGGTGCGTCTATTGTTTCGAGGCATTTGTAGTAGTTTGCGAGTCTTTTGGCTGCGCCGGACGAATTTACAAGAGAAATAAGCGTCTGGTCTTCTACAGAAATCACATTCTCGGTTGAAGAGTTCAATATTTTTGTTTCGATCAACCGTGTATTGTGGACATATGCGGTCCCTCTTAAGGTTCCAGACCCAGCCGAAAGCTTTGCATAATTTGCGCCCCGCTCCAGGATAGAAAATCCGCTGGCCGTCAAATTGTACATTGGCTCATCAAATACGATTTCCGTCCCTTGTGCGGCAGTTCCCTCAAAGAGATCTGTTTGATCTCCTCCTTGTACCCATTGGTGCTCGATCAGTGATACACTTGTGACCTTTCCCTCACGGACCACAGAGGCCCCCTGGCCCATTCTGTTCTTTTGCGCGTCCCCAGATACGCCGTCCCACAGTTCCTCTATTTTGAGTGCCCCATCAAGGTCCTCAGTTACCGTTGCTCCAAGTGCGAAAAGCACCTTCATGAAGTTGTCTCGTGCCGAACTGGCCGGAGGCTTTACATACGGGAGCCAGCCGTAAAGCTTCGAGTTTGAAAATCTTGTCTGCATCCGAAACGGAATGGGCCCACATATACTGGACAGGAGGCTTTCGGCAGATGTCCCGCTGTATATTCCGCCTCGGTGTACCCGTTTCAGCAGGAGCCCTATTGCGCTGGTAGCGTAAAGGTCGTACTTGTTCCATGCGACCTGAGTAACGCTTTGGAGGTAAAATGTGCCTCTCTTATTGTCACGATAAAAATAGGTGACTGGATCGTCTATCTCAAAGCTTAAAAGTGCCTTGCTCTCCGTTTCCACCGTAACAGAAAGCGTATTTGGTTCCAGCTCATCCCCCAGCAGAGATTTGGAGAGATATACGGTCCCGGCAGCAAGCCGGTCATAGGTGGTTCCCCGATAAACTATCTTGTTTCGTGCCATAGTCCACCTCAGTCCGGCTCACGCTGCGGGGCAAGGGGCTGAAATTGAACTTGGAGACCATAATAGTATCTCTTTCCATTGAACTTGCCCCGCAGCTTGTGGGCCCCGCTCACCACTTTAGCCTTGTAGGTCATATCCGTCTGACCGTGCGGCATGGTGATCGTATGGTAGTCTACCGGTGCGCTTATCGCTTCGTAGAAACTGTCATAATCAGACAGATACCGGGGGTCCGGTTCAATGGATAGGGTGTGGTCATAGTAGGTCCCGAGGACATCCCGGCTTTCCTCTCCGTTGAGCAGGATCATGTTATTTTCGCCATCCTCGATTCGGAACGACTCTTCAAATGGTTCATTCGATTTCACCCGCACTTTATAGGTCACCCCATCCATGACCACCCACATAAGCTGCGCCATAGGCTCCTCCTTACTTTTGGAATTTGACGCCGATCCGGTTGAACTCCTCCAAAATATAGGGAGTCTCCAATCTGGCAAAGGTCCGGCCATCCAGCGCCATGACCGCGGTCTTCGGCCCCCTCTGGCTGTTGAGCACACCGCTTTCCAAGATTCCCTGTGTTGCCGCCCGTTTGACTGTGGAATAGGGAGCAATGATCTCGTCCTCTTGTGTATTGTCTCCCACTACAGCTAAAAACGGGCTATTCTTCTTAGCTACACCACCGCTGGCAAGCGCAGGTATTTCCATTACATCGGTTATCTGCATTACTCTTGATGCTCGGTCTGTTCTTGTCCCACTCTCTGGAAGTGATACATTGCTTGTTCGATTGCTTATCCCAAGCAGGTCTCCGAAAAAGCCGATTACATCCAACACTCTATCTCCGAGCCAATCCAGTCCATCTGCAATTCCTGTGACAATCCATTGAAGTCCTTCAAGAGCCAATGTAGCGGCATCTACGAGGTCAATAAAGAGCGGTCCAAATGTATCAAATAACTGGCTTTTTAGTTTCCCAACAGATTCACCTAATGGACTCAAACTTTCATTTAGCTCATCTTGTGACCTTCTCATCTCAATTAGTGCCTCATTGTTTTCGTAGAAAATGTCTGCGGCACCTTCATACTGTTGGGTGAGAAGGTCCATCAAATATCTAGCTCTCTCTGTTGAATTAGCCAATTCTTCAAGCTGACTATTGACGCTTTCTTCACTTAATCCGACCCAGTTAAGGGCATCAGCCAAGACTCCAGTTACCTTTCCGGTTTTGGAGGTTTCATTTGCAGCTTCAATTAGGCTCTCAATTGGTATTGAATCTCCAAATGCTCCATAAACTCCAGCAGCAATTTTTACCCATTTGCTTACATCCTCTGAGCCTGTTGCAAGCTGCGAGAGGAGTTGAGAAGCCTCTGTGGCCTGGTCAATATCTCCTAAAATTTCATAAAATCCTAGATACGCTTCTTTTGCAAGGTCTGCACTATATCCAGCAGATTCAAAAGCAGTATTTAACTTTCCAATAGATTCCCGGTATTGTTCTGTTGTTTCATCTAGAGAAAAGAGCGCTCCAACGAGCTCCAGAGCTTTATCTGCAAGGAATTTTATCCCGCCTGATGCTAAGTCTGCGGCGATTCCCTTAACTACAGTAAATCCGTCCCCCACTCCAGATGTAGAACTGTTTAGCTCATCCAGATTATTAGATAGGTCATCCGCTGAATCTTCCAACTTTCCTAAACTTGGGTCGAAGTCCTCTAATGCCTTAGCGGCCGATTCTGCCTTTGCCTTTGTCAGGTCGAGCTCTAAATTGAAATCTTCTAATTTTGTTCCACTTAAAGTTCCATCTAGTTGCTTAGATGCAGACTCTAAAAGCTTCAGGCGGTCCGCCGATAATTCGGCTTTTTCTGCTAATAGCCGTCCTTTTTGCGCCAGAAGGTCTACGTTTGTTGGGTCAAGTTTCAACAAACGGTCTACTTCTCTCAAGTCGTTAGAGACTTTATATATGCTACGATCAACATTATTCAATGCTTTCCCGAGCTTTGTGGTGTCTCCAGCTATCTCGATTGTAATTCCTTTAACTCTGCTACTACTTGCCATTTCGTTCACCCTTAAAAATTGTCGAAGTCGGCTTGTGTTGCTATAATCGGATAATCTATCTTGTCGTTTTCCGCTTCGGCGTACATATCATAAATCATTCCTATGGTGAGCAGTTCCATATCTCGCACAGGAATTCCAAGCTGGACGGCTCTTAGCATAAGCAGAGGGGTGGTCATTTTTCTGTCAATAGATCTAGTTTTTTTTTGACAGTTTCGATTGTTTCTATATTTCCATCCCAAAGGGCCAAAAGTACCGGGAAAATTTTATAAATTGAAAATGCGCTAAATCCCTCTAGCCACTCGTTTGGAGACTCCGGAACTTTATCTTTATCCGCATGTTTTGCCATGATGTAAGCCATATTCTCAAACAAATCAAGTGCCTCCAGAGGAAGGCTTGACGCCCCTTTTTCTTTACTTTCTAGGGCCTTTTTCACAGTTGCCATGTCCTGAATGATATCCCGCCTGAATTTGATACGGTACAGCCGGGGGACTGCGGCAGTCGCTCGAAACTTGACCTTTTTCCCGTCGATCAGAATTTCAGTTTCCATCCTTACACCCCGACACTAGGCTGCCAGACAGACTTGAACCAATTCTGGATCACAGTTTCGGTCGTGGTGTCTGTGGTCTTTGCCTTGACTTTTCCATCCGCAAGGGGGGAGGCGGTGATGGACAGCGTTTCCGTGCTGGGGGTCTTTGTCTCGCTGATCGTGGACCCATCCTCATTGGGGCGGGCGGCAGAGCAGTTGTACAGTACTCGCAGGCTGGCTTTCTGGTCTCCTTCAAACTGATAGAGCAGAGCAAAGGGCTTTGCTTCCGCGCTTGCGTTCTCGATCAGGACCTTGGAGGTTTCGTCCTCTGTTTCTCCCAACACGTCCTTGCGGAAAGAGTCGGGAATCACCGCGATCTCCAAGTCCCCCTGATACCCGTTGTTGGCTGTCGATACATAATAGGCGATATTGTCCGCATAGAATGTATTTGTTTCACCCTGGGGGGCGAGAGACATGCTCACCGCTCCGGGAATGGGGACCGGTGTTTCGTATGTGATGGCCCCATCATCGTCAGTCAGGAGCGCATAGTGGACATTTTTCAGTCCAAATTTAACCTTGTTAGATGCCATAATTACACCTCAATTTCGTATGTTGTCTGATGCAGGCTTTCGCTCTCGATATAGGAGCACATTCTGTCCCAGTAGATCTCATGCTGGTTCAGCACTTTTTCGATTTTCTTCTCAATCTCAGGGTCCCTTTGCCTTGTGTAGATCTCCACATTGCAGTGAGATATCTCAAAATATGAGATGTTATCCGCAGCAAAGTTTTCTGTGTAATCATCAAGATATACCCCGTAGGGCGGTGGACCAGGATTCTCCCAGTGGTGGAATGTAAAAGGGACCCCAGTCTCTTTCAGAATTTCATCCAGTTCTTGATAATTCATCAGACCGAGGCCCCCCTTATCGTGTTTGTGATATCCCTGACTAACATCTTTTCAGCCGCTTTTTCGGCTGGCCTGATGTGTGGTTTCCCTTCTACCCTTCCTCCGTTCGCTTTCTGATGGCCGTGCTCAAGGAGATGTGTCAGCTGGTAATCCGTTTTATTGTAAATCACGACCCCGCTGCTTTTTGAGGATGTTCCATTTCTTCTCTTCCCCATCCTCCAGCCCTTCTTGTACCGCCCAGTCTTCTGAGGAGACCTTGCTTTTACTTCTTTCAGGGCTTCCTTCCCGGCCTTTTCGATGTCCTTTTTGACCCCCTCGGAGATCTCATCCTCATAATCCGAAAGAGTGCCCATCACAACAGAAACGAGTTGATCTGGTTTTATACTCATAGCTTTTCACTCCAAGTCCCGGAGTCATCCTCCTCCAGCGAGAGCCGCGTGACCAGAATCCCATCTCCATCTTTTGTAGGGGTGATTTGCCGAATGAAATAAAACCGGTCTTCTATTTGGGCAATATCCCGAGTTTTGATGTTTGGGTCTCTCCATATCTCGATAAGGAGGTCGATTTGCTGGCCCACTTTTGCCGCTTCATAATACCTCTGGATTCCGACTGTCATTTCTCCAAAATAATGAGTAGATCTCTTCACGAGCTTTTCCACTTTTGGCGGCGGGCCATTCTCATCCACAGAGACCTTGTAGATAGTCACGATCCCGGAGTCATGGAGCATTTTCCTCACCCCTCATTTTCTGAGATATGAGCAGATCGTGACGCATCCTTTTCAGGTAGATGGGCTCAGACTCCCCGTTGATCCGCTTCCGGTACATCCAGGCAGCGGTCCCTACCACAAGCTGTAAATAGTCTTCGTCGCCGCTCTCCTCAACACCCTGCCTATCCAGGTTTGATTTTGCCGCCCTGAGGAGGGATAGGAGATATGTGCTGTCTCCGGGCAGCGGGCCCAGGCGTTGAAGATCTATTTTCAGGATTTCCAGCGCCTGGGCCTCATAAAATGCGCAGCCCATATCAAGCCCCCGTCTTTGTCACAGTTACAGTGTAGACCTTTTCTCCGGTGTTGTTTTTCGCTGTCACTTTGACAGTGTTAGGGCCCTCTTCCCAAGTAGCTGATGCCCCATTTTTGTGCGGCGCTCCATTGACAGTAATGGAGACGGTGGAGCCATTCGCCCCAGTCGCGGTGACCGTATTGCTCTGATTTGTGGTGCTGGTGCTATACTCTGTCACGCCGGGATCAAAGGTCGGCGTCAGAGTCAGCGTCCCAAGCCCCAGCGTAGCCAGGGACGCCGTTAAGGGTTTGCGCTGTCAGGCGGGAATGTCACGGTCGTGGTGGGGGCAGTGTTATTGATATTCAGGACACCAAAAGCCTCGCCAAACACGGGCATACCATCATAGCGGGCCGTACCCTTAAACACAGTCTGGTCCTCGATGAACCGAACATGCTCGCTCTGAGCCAGGGTGGTTCCAGCGCGCTGGGCCAGAAGATACAGGTCAAAATAGCCGAAGATCACATCGTTATCAGGGATGAAGTCCAGGGTGACAATGTCACCGCCCAGGACCGGCATGGTATTCCCCTGACCGGATACGATAGCCCCCGCCGCATTGATGACCAGAGCCTCCGCAGTCAGCTTTGCCTTTGTGGTCTCGTTCATGACCCAGGTCAGGCTGCCTCTGGCATAAGTAGACCGGGCGACACCCGCGGTCAAGATGATGGACTTATAAAGATCCGCGCCAGTGGCCGCAGTCAGCTTGACGATATTGCTGGTGTGGACATCTTTCCATGTCGGCGCATTTGCACCCCAGTCATCGGGCTCTGTGGCCTGAGCCAGCCGGGTCACTACGCCGATCGGCATCTTCTTTCCCGTCCCGTAAAGGATAGCTTTGTCCAGCGCATAGCCGATTGCCTGACCAAGCGCCTCCATGATCTCACTCGCCAGAGAGAGGTCAGAGTCCTCCAGGGTCGCATTGCAAATTGCGATAAAGCCGCCGACCTTGTAGCCGTCCACCTCGATCTGATTGAAGGAAAGCTCCAGCTCGTTCAGCTTGGCACACATCTCGGTCCAGACGGCTTCGGGGACTGTGCCCATGATGTTCTGCCGAGCCGTTCCGGGCACGCTCCGCAGATTAACGCGAGAGATCATCTTGGAGTATTTGCTGATATTCTCGCGGATCAGGCCAAGCATAACGTCCGGGATGGTCAGCTCCGCTCCGGTAATAGAGCGGTTCTGCTTCCCAAGCTCACGCACTCTTGTCAGAAAGTCCTTTACATCCTGCCGGGCCAAGAAAGCATCGCGCCGCTGTGCATCCAGGCCAAAAAAGGTTCTGGTTTCCATATCAAAATTCTCCTCTCGTTTTTCTGGATTTTGGGGCTTAGGTGCGTTTCTGGCCAGTTCCTCGATCTCGGTTTCAATTCCTTTGATCTCGCCCTCCAGCTTTCCGGCAGCCGCTTCATTTTCGGCCTTTTCCTGCTCGAACTGTTCCACCGCCTCCTCGACCGCGGCCTTTTCCTCGTCCGTTTCGGCCTCATTGATAGACTGTTCCAGTTCGGCTTCCCTGGTTTGGAGCTGTTCAGCCGCCCTTCTAAGCTCCTCCAGTTGTTCTTTCTTTTCGTTGAGTCTCTTCTTCAGGACCAATGCTTTTAATGCCATGTTATTTCCCTCCCGTTTCATTCGATTGACTTTGGCCTGGGTTCAGTCTTTTGAGCAATGCGTTTCTCCATGCCTCAGTCTTTCTCTTCTGGATGTCCTCATAGTCTCGCTTTCTCGCCACCACTCCGGTATCTTCATAGGCCGGGAAAGTGCAGACGCTCACTTCATACAGTTTTACTTTTCGGATGGTCCAGTGGACACTTCCGTCTTCTCGATTCTCTGTTTCCTCATCAAGGATAGAGAACCCAAACGAACACTGAGTAATATCGCCTCTTTGCACACGAGCGTACAGGTTCATTGCATCGCTGTCATCTCTGTTGATTTTAATGCGGCCCCATAGTCCACGGTTATCCTCGCGCAGCTCCAGCGTGTTAGCCGTAGTCCTGCCTAGCACAAGCCGCGTCTCGTGGTCTACAAGGGCCCTGACATCCCCATCTAGAGTCTCAGAAAACGCCCCGCGCGCCACACTCTCAGATGCCCCAGGCCATAAATCATAATTGCTGTCAAAAACGGAGAAATATCCCTCGATATAAAGATCTCCGCCCTCCTCCGTCCGGGTCTTGAACGCACCTGATGTACTCCTCGTCTGCATATCTTCTCTATTCACTGTTATCACCTCCATTCAGCTTAGCTTGATCCGCGATCATCCCTCGCGGGATGTAGTTTTCCAAGATGACCGGCTCGTTCAGTCCAGGCATCGGAGTCATACCAATCCAATCTCTGACCTCATTCCCCGTCATGATTCCCCTCACATACAGTTCCTGCCCGATACTCGCCATGTCTTTCATGTCGTAGGCATGGAGCGTCCGGGAATTGAATCGAAAATAAAGATCAGGGGAATACAGGAGCTTGAGGGTCAGTTCCTGCTCTATCCTTTTTGATAGAGGCATAAGCTTGCTGTCAACAAAGTTATTCCATTCGTCCCTGTTGTAGCTTCCGACTCCAACCACAAATGGAGGGACTCCAATGATCCCAGCTACAGTCCTCTTGTCTATTGTGACCGAGTCGTTGATCGCTAGGTCATTCAGTGTGAGTGGCTTGATCTCCTTTACGTCAAACATTTCCGCCGGGATCATCCAGGGCTCGCCGGCTTCAGAGGTCTCCAGGTAACTGTCGAGCAGCTTTTTTCGTCCTTCTTTGCTTGAAAACTCATCCGTCAGACCATCGACCTTTACAACGATAGACGGTTTCCACTTGGACTCCATAAATCCTCTTTTGGTTGCCGCCGCTTGCTTTAGGTTATGGGCAACGTCTTTGAGCGTTACGCGGTATCCATGACCTAGCCACGGAGTCTCCGGGTCTTGATTGATCGCGAAATGCAATACTTCATCGGGCCTAAAAGTTTGATCTCCGTATCGTATGTAGTAGCTTCTCCCATCTGGGACAAACGAGATCATGGAGGGAGGCAGGATCTCCAAATCCTCGATTAAATCCCCGCTCCTTGAAAATCTGGGATAAACCACACAGTTCCCATCTCCGTCTATAAGGAGTGTCCGGACTACTGTCGAGATAAAGGCGGATCTGGTGAGGTTTCCGCTCGGGTTGATATCCAGCTTACGGGACAGGCCATTTTTTATTCGCACATCCCCGTCTTCCGTGTTCTGCATGAGGTGGATGGTCATAGAGCCCATCAAGTCAGCAATGCATCCGGCTGCCATCTGTATTTCTGGGCTATCGGCCAACCTGGTATATCCCGAAACGCACAACATGTCGTATGCGTCATTCGAGAGCAGGAAGCTAACCGCTGAATTGGGGTGTCCGCGTTCCGTTGTGTGGTTGCTTCGTTTTTTTCTGCTCAACAGTTATTCCTCCTCAAGCCAGCGTTTTGCCCTATCTCCTCGCTCCATGTCTTCCAGTTTTCTAACACACGCAAATACAGATGCGTCAAAAATATCAATTCTCTGCTCTGGTTGTACCTTGTCGTATTGGATCATGTCATCTGTCTTTTCAATAGCTCTGACATTCTGCACGCAATATTCGTAGGCCTCAGAATGGAGGTAGTAAAGCTCTCCATTTTTTGCTCGATCCTCAATATGTCTAAATCCTTCTGACTTTTTATAGAAATATTGTGGTTGATCCACAATCCTGAACCTAGCTCTTTTCATTCCAACAAAATATTCGCGGCAAAATTTTCTGTCGTGGCCTATTTGCTTGATTTTGAATCCCCGCCGCCTCATGTCTATAAACCAATTGATTACATCTGCGTAATTTACTGTTGGGCTATTACACATATCTAACCATCCATCGTCTCTCCACCCAAAAAGAGGTATTCCATCTTCATCGGCTTTTCTATGGGCGGCAACCACTGGGAACCAGGCATGAGGAATAATAATGTCTACATCGACTATCTTCCCGTCTTCTCTACGATAATTTTTCAATGTCCCATATAGCGCCGCCGCAGTCAAATCGTAAAGCCTTGATAAGTCTGCTCCTCCATACCACACAATGGGCATTTTTAACAAATCTTCCAGCGTCCAATTGTACCGCCGATCACTCTTCCGAAATTCATAGATATCAAAATAGGCGGCCAATGCATTTGTGTAAACGTTCAGAGACTTTGCGAAAAAGTCTTTTCTCTGTTGTGGGTCATTCTGGGCCTGCAACGAATCATTCAGGATCTCATCTGGACGGATGCTTACCCCATAAGCTGGATTTGCCATCTCGTGGATTTTAGGGTCTGTATAATCTACACTCCCGTCTTTTACCCCCTCTGGGGCGCAGCACATGAAAATGAAGTACTGTTCATCCTTTACCGTTCCATTCAGGATCTTCCTGCAATATTTCAATCGTTGCCCAAGAAACGCCTGTTCGTTATCTCCGGCAGTTGAAATCCCAATTAGGAGCTTGTTGGTATATGCCTTCATGGCCTCCTTGAAGAGGTTGTACTGCTTCGGCTGCTTAAACGCATGGATCTCATCGCAGATAGCAATGTTGCAGTTTAATGAGTCCTGACTGTCTGGGTTAGCGGCCAGCGCCCGAATATAGAATGATCCGTCTCCCAATGTTGCGGACAGGCTGTGCTCGTTATTGTTGTCTATGACCCGCACAGACCCACCATCCCGAGAATCTTCTCCCATCCGCTTTACGTTGTAGTTCAAAAAATTGAATGACTCTAACGATTGCATCAGGGCTGCGGATGCGATATACATCTTAGAGCCTGACCTTCGAAACAGGAGAGATAAGGCCCAGGACAGTGCGGCGGCAAATGACGTTTTTATGTTTTTTCTTGGAATGTAAATAAGTGCTTCGTGGAATCGTAAAATATTAGTGCCTTTAAGCCTGAACCCAACCAGGTTATAAATGATAAACTTGTGAAACGGCTCCAAGAGGAATGGAGTTCCCCGCAACGGCGTTCCATCCAGCTTTTCTCCCTGTTGGTGGCAGATGGTCTTTTCAATGACCTGGATGCAAAACTCTGGGTCCTTGTGATTGAGTTCATAGTCTGGGTTATCCAGATCCCGAAAGAATCTGTCAACCGCCTGCTTCAGCTCTTCACAGGCGATTTTTGTCCCGTTTTGTATCGATGTGGCGTACTCTAGGACAGCATCCCAGTTTTTAGGCTTCGATTTTGGCAAGAGCTTGCTCCAGCCCTCTGGGCCTTTCCTTCTTCGGCCCGTCTCCAGTCATTTTTTTGTAGCTGCTGGGCGTCATACCGAGCTCCCGCCAGTACGCCAAAGCGGATTTATTCAGATCGTCCCAGAGCACTAAAAGAGGGTTTTTGGTGATGTTGGTCGCGCCACCCTTGTTGGTGTATTCCCGGACAGGTTGACAACCCTCGTCCCTGTACTGTTTATATACAGCGTCCCGTTGTTCAAGGATGTCCGCCAGGGTGGAGATGACAGAGTCATATGCTTTTTCTTCGTTTCCAAGTGCGGTCAGCTGCTTTTTTACAAGACGTTTCCATTGGACTGCTGTCATTCTTACACCCCTTTATCAAAAAACGGTCTCAGAGTTGGAA